GTTTGTTTTGCATCCATAGTTTAAATTTAGTTTATTTTAACAAATATAATTAAAGTTTTTGTATTAATGACAATTAATCAAGATTTATTTCATTTTCTTGTAAAATTTCAAAGAACTTTTCGCGAATCCTTTCAACCATTTCAAACTGGTTTTCTTTAAGATCTTCGTATTTCCAAATCGTTCGAAGTTCATCTTTGATTTCGGTCAAAGCATGCCACATTTTATTTGATTTGACGGCGTTGTCAAATTCAAATTGATCGTCCGGTAAATTATATTCGATTGTTGCTTTCATATTTTAGTTTTAAGGTTGTAAGTTAATTATATTTTAGTGTTGTATTTCGCCAAATGTATTCTTTATTTTCAGTTTTGGCGAAATATGTCATTTCTTGTCAAGACAAAATTTGTCAAACCATTCAAGGAATGAATCGAAATCTTTTGCAATGAAATACGTTCCGCCGGATCGTTCAATCATTGCTTGATAATTCTTTTGCGCTTCGGACTGGCGATCCTTTCCGATCTTGACTTCAATCTTTACCGAACGTCCGTAAATCGTTGCCGAAATATCGGCCGAACCCGGTGTTCCAGTTCCTTTCGTCCATTGTCCTTCGGTCATCGTGCCGTCGGTTCTTCGTGACCTTCGAAAGACACCCATTGTGTTGATTCGTTCCGCTTGGAATCCGTCGAAATTAAGAAAGTCACAAATACATTTGGTCAATCCGTTTGCGGTCTTGTCGGTGTACGCGGTTAATGGAATGATGTGACCAGGTGCGGACGGATATTTATACGAAAGATATTTGAATTCAATCGCTTTCAATCTTGTTTTAGATTCTTTGTTCATGATAATTGACCATTTAAGACAATAAAAGTGTCACATCTATATTCGAAGCTTCCATGCTTTTCGCCTTTTAATCTTAATTGACGAATCTTTTTTAATCGTTCCTTTGAAACATAACCTTTGATATACGAAGTTGAATGACTTGAATTTACATCCACAAATAAATAATAGTCGCATTTTTGTTCGGCATTAAATAACGAAAGATTGCATTCATATTCGGGTCTTGGCGGTGCATTATGTTCCATTGTTTTGACTTCAATCTTTGATCCGTCAATTAACAAGTCAAAGTTTATATCGCCTGAATGAATAACATTCTTTCCTTGTCCTTCGTAATAATCAAAGGCGACAATTTCGCCAATCGCGCCAATCAAATTTCCTTCGCCGTCCTTGATTGAATTTTTTAATTTGTTAAACGAATACAAATTTTTTGCTCGTTCGATTTGTCCTGGTGTAATTTCTATTTTAATCATTTTTATTGTTTTACTTGTTTATTAATTTCGTCCCAAATATCGCCTTGATTTGTGACCGAATCTTCATCAATTAATTCAAAGAACCGTCCGCCGTGATCGCGTTCTTTTCTTAAATCTAAATTCTTATATTTCGCATATTCCGAAATCCATTTCAAATATCTTCGCGATTCAAGGTCTTTCCATCCGTTCGTTTCTTGTTGGAACAATTGGATTGACGCGTTGTTGTAATGGCGAACATTAGATTCAATGTGACCGTCGTTTACAAAGTCAAAGAAATCTTTCGATGTCGCCTGGATAAATCGCTTCGAATCGGCGTTGATTGATATTGATTGTTTTAATCCATACTTCAAAAACTTTTGAAGATTCCGGATCATGTAGTTGTCAAACTTCATCCAGTCATCAACCGACCATGAATCAAACAACAAACGACCGTATAATTCAAGCGGTGATTTCTTCGCGTTAAAGTATTGAAAGAATTCTAATTCATGCCGTCGCCGATCGTGACTTGAACCAGCGCCGGCAATGACATAATTCGTCGTGATTATAATTTTCGGACTTCGCTCAAATGGAATGAAGATTTCATCTTTGTTTTTTCGGTTGACTGTGATTCCTTCCGAAATCAAAGAAAACAATTGTTCGAAATCAAAGTTCTTTTTAACGTCATCGAATGCCAAAACTTGAGTGTCTAAATTGACGCGTTGATAAACGAAGTCACCTTTCGAATTGAAAGCTTTGCCGTCAATCTTTACAATTTTACGGATATAAGACAAGGCCGTCAACATCAAAGATTTTCCCGAACCGCCGTTCGCATTGTCGTCAATTTCTTGGTCATTAAAAATGATTGCCTTTTGATCGGTCTTGTCCTTGAACGTGTGCAATAAATATCCAAGCGTTGATTCAAGCGCAGTTATTCGTTCCGGATTTTCGGCCGATACCTTAGAAATCAAATCTTGAAAGTCATTGTTGTATTCATCTACTGGAATAAAGTCACGGTCTAAAATTTGATTTTCCCAAATATATCCTTCGACGTCTATATAAGATTGAAGAACGACGGAATTTTTTGTCACTTTTGCGACGCCATTTCGAAACGGAATCAAAGAAACATCTTTCGTGTCTTGCAGCATCTTCAATCCAATCGAATCAATCATGTTCAAATGATTCTCATTGAACAAATAAGTTGATTTCGAACAATAGTTCCAAACTTTGATTTCACCGCGTGACATCAAGAATTGAAGAACGAAGTCTTTTATTTGATCGGCCGATGACAAGCGAACCTTGTTTTCTTGAACTCTAACAAATGTTGGTTTTTCTGCATTTTCCGGATAATACTTGTTGAATCCATTCTTGACCAAAAATTCAGCATATTTCAACGGTTCGATTGTAATGGTTTCGCCGGTCTTCTTTTGTTCAATTATCCAAAAGATGTCTTCGGACGTTGATAGATCCGTTTTAATGTCGTCAATTACATCTTCGTCAACGTTTAATTGCTTTTTAATGTCGCGCAAATTTACGCCTTGCTTTAATTTTAGTTTAACCTTTTGCACTAAATCAACATTCTCGAAATATTTGATTCCTGGCGAAGCTTTTTTGTACGCGCTTTTAATGGTCAAGATTAATTCGGACAAAGTGAATGATTTTGAAATGAAATTCGCCTTCAAATAATATTCCGCCGTATCTTTTGAAATATTGTATTCGCAAAAACAAGCGGCCACCTTAAAAATATAAGCGTTTCTTGATCCTTCGATAAATGAACAACCGAAATCAAATTTCATTATTCGGTCAATGATTTTGTCTTCGTCGGTTAAGATGCAAGTCGGCGCTTTTTCCGTGAAATCGAATCCTTTTTCTTGTTCAATGTCGGTGAATTCTTGACAAAATTCGTTGATGTAAGCTTCAGGATCAAATGATTCAAAACAAACCCTTGAAACATTACAAGATGTCTTGTCAAAGTAATCGCTTTGAATGTATTTTTCGAACGCTTGGAATCTTCTTTTGTGTTCGTCCTTTGTTGATTTTGGTATCTTAATAACGACCTTCAATCCTTTTCCACCTGGCGAAGTGAATACCAAATAAACAAACGGACAATTTTCCAATCTTTGCCGTTCGGCATCCATTGTGACGGCATCCGGATAATCGTCAAAGTCCAAAACACAAAGTCCGGAATGTTCGACAAGACCGTTGTCATTTCGTTCGTTGAATGTTCCGTTGAACATAATCGCCAAAAGTGAATTTTTCAAGCTTCGATGTTCTTCGGTATTTTCATCCATTGCCCGAAGTCGTTCAATCTTTTTATTAAGATCTGAATAACCGTTCTTTATTCGTTCGTAAACATCAAGAATCGTCAAAGTGTACGGCGTTTCTTTCGAATTAAATAAGCTTTTAAAGACGGAAAGTTTTGGAATGTTCATTTTTAGTCAATTAAAAAAAGCCAAGAACCTTTCCCGGATGCAGTCGGTACTCGGTTAATGGCCTTAAAATTTTTGTTTGCTGCATCTAACTTTGTAAAGGTAATATTTTTTTTATATAAATTGTAATTTTTTGCAAATATGTTCAAAACGTGACGATGTTGTTTGTTTCGCGACGATAAATTGCGTATCGTCACGGTTATCGTCACGGCTTAAAATCAATGTGGCATTGTCTTTCCGACCGAGCGTGACGATGTGACGATAAATTTCAAAAAAATTGAGATAAAAAACGTCTTTTCTATTTTTACCACAATCTCTCATTGTTTTGCTATCGTCACCGTCACGCTTTGACCTTTTTTCTTGACTGGCATTGCCTTTCAAGCCGTGACGTATGGTCGCTTTATCGTCACGCATCGTCACGCTTATATTGATTATGTTGCAATCGTGTCTTAATTTGGCTTAATTGGTGCATATTTTTACAATTTAAAATGTCTTCAATCAAGTTTCTTTCCTTGAAAATGATTCTTTTGTCTTTAAATTCCAAATATAAATCTTTTGTTGCCAAAAAATAAAGTTCGTCATTTTGCTTTTCGAAGATTTCCGCTTGTCCGATTCCGTGCAAAATGGTTGCATGATGAATTTCAAACATTTCGGATATTTCACGAAACAAAAATTTGTTCTTTCGCAGCCAAATAAATAAGAACCAGCGCCGATAAACTTTGTTCGGTTTCTTTGATCGCTCGTTCAATTTTTCGGTTTGAATTATTTCTTTGATTCTTTCAATCATTTTTTTTAATTTAATTGTTTAACTCCGACAACCGACTTGAATAAGTCCGAAGTCGTGTCAATCATTCCGGTTGCTTTCAAATAATCAATTTCAATCTTTGCGGAATTAATGATGACGCTTCCGACCATTGCGATTGATTTCGCCTTTTCAATTTCATTCTTGATTTGTTCGGTCGTCAATTCTTCGTCGTCCAATCGTTCCAGTGCTGCGAACATGTGATCGCGCAAATCGCTTAGTTTATTTCGTGCCATAATTTTTGATTTTTTTTATTAGTTTATTTTTAGTTTTTATTAATTGTTTTATTTCCGGCGGATAATTGTGAAGCCAATTTCGTTCTAAGTTTTCAACTCGCGAAATCATTTCAAGGTTTTCAATTTCGCAGTTCATCGGATTTTTGTCACGAAAAACAATGACGTTTCCTGGTTTAATTTCACCGTGTTTTTCTTTCCAAACATGCCTTTGAAAAAGTTTCCAATTTGAATCGGAAATTTTAATGTATTTGTATAAATGGCCGTTCTTATCTTTTCGAATTTCAATCGTTCCAGGTTCTTTCCAATTTGCCGGTCGATTGCCTTTTTTGAACATTGTCGGTTTGATCTTGTCAAAAACATCTTGGGACATTTTTTGTCCTTTGTTGATTGGAACGTTTCCTTTTTGATAAGTTCCGTTTGATTTTCGAAACAAGGTTGATCCTGGTTGCAATCGTCCCGAACTGGATGTTGACAAATAGTCATCAGCCTTTTTCAATTTCATCGAATAAGCTTTGTTATAAACTTGCGACAATGTCAATCCGAATTCTTCGGCAATTTCTTTCGTTGGTTTGAAAGGATAAATTTCAATAAGTCGTTGAATCATTTCTTGGTTCATAGCGTTTCAACTTTTAAGATTAGTTTTGGCCACATGGCCATAAGTTGCAAAGCATGTTCCTTGTCCAATGCTTCAAGAATTCGGATTCCGATGCGCTTTTTTCCGCTTTCGAAATAATTAAATGTGACTTTATATCTTTTCATTTGATTAAATATTTGTTATTAATTTTTTCTAATTTATAGCCGATTTTTTCGTACATTTTTAAATAACGATAAACGGAACGATTACTTATTCCAAGATAGCGCGACATTGAATTAATTGGTCGCGGTTTGACTTGAAGAAATTGCATAAGTTTTATTATGCGCATGATTCTAAATTGGTTCATGGACTTTCGATTGTATAGTTTTCGTAAACAAATATTTTTTCTTTTAGCAATTTGTTTTCCTCAACAACTTTTAAATATTTTTTACTATTTTGGAATAACAAAGCGCCGATAAAAATTCCAATTGTTAAACTGATTATTATTTTTTTCATTTGTCCTGGTCTTTAAATGTTTTATTATAATAATCTTTGCCCGTAAACCAATATTCGTAATTTCCTGCGTCCTTGCTTTTTTTTAATTTATCTCCGTGCGCTTCAATTATTTGTTCCTTTTCCATTTCTAAATATTTATGAAAATGATTAATAAATTCTTTGCCTTCGGTTGTGTAAACATTAAAAAGATTTGGATGCAATTTTTCTAAATCGCTAAAAACTTCTTGAATGGTTGT